CCATTTGTGGACGAGTCATAAATTGTTGCATTAATTGCAATACCAACCTAGCGACTTCACCAATGTTTAATTCAACCATTGCGAGCTTATCTGCTGCTCTGGCATTGCCAGCATCAGCGATAATGCTAGCTTCTGTTGCAGTACGCCTAATTTCAGGCATTTGCCCACGAGAATACTCAGATACACCGCTAACAGTGTTTATGTCGTTTTCAATAATGCCTGAATGGTTATACATTTCAGGAGCAAGCGGTACTTGCGCCAATGGCACAACCACTTCACCAAGGTTCCTATTTTCATCAACAACAGGCACAAACCTACCATCTTCATCTGATTCCAGCGCCTCACGCCCTTCAGGACCAAAAGATCGCTCATGGTACAGGTATTTACGTGCATATCGTTTCCTATGGTTAACCATTTGCGTGCGAGTTTTATTAAGTTCTTCTTGAAGTGACTCAATAGCTTCTAAGTCACTCATAGGATAAAAAATGTCAGGAATGTCATAATTACGCAACATTACAAAAGGATGCCCAAAGCTGTAAGGCATTGGAGTAGGGTCAAGCAAGTAATCGTCACCTGTGTCCGTACAAACCGAAATTGTGCCTTTTTCTAAATCATAAAATTCGTATAAAGTTACACGATCTACAAGTTCTTTATAGCGGTCACGTTCATCATCGTTATCCCAACGAGATTTAACTCCACTATCTGCTTCAATTTTTCTACGAGCGCTTGATTTAAACCTTTCATCTTTTTTGACTTCAGAAACTGGTCTTACAATCCTTTGCGCTATCCATTTTGCGTCCTCTATGCAAGTAGCTTCAGGATCAATCAACATATCAAATGGCGAAATGCGCTCAACAAAAGGCTGATCTTCTACTATAGTCATAGTAGTGCTAGGTAAAGTGTCTAGAATGTCTTGATCAGAAGGCAACTCTCCAGCCATTTCAGGATTAGTAATAGCCACATCACGAATTTCTGCTACAGAAGTGTCATATTCTTGTTGCATTTCTTCAGCGCTCATAGGGCGCTCTTCTTCAACAAACTTCCAACCTACTTTTAACCAGCCATGCCCAAAGATTAAAAAATCTTTAACCATTCTACGAAACGGTTTACGGTAGTCGTGATGTCGCCAAAGATAGTTAATGACAGATTCAACAAATATAGCTCTGTCCTCATCGCCTTCTTTCGTAGCAGCAACCGTAATTTTAGGATGGTTAACAGCTACTGAAGGAGCGATAACATTAACAGTGCTAAAAGCAAGGTTAACAGATATGCGATCATTGGTAACTCCAAATTGGTGGTTGTCAAAATAGGTTTTACCACGATACAGGTCAATCATGCGCCTCCACTTAGCATCGTACCCTTCATCGGTACGCCACTTTTGAGCCATACGTAAGCGCTGCTTTACCTGATCGTATTCATCTGCCTTATATGCCATATTATGTCCAACGGTTCCCTACGTACTCTATTTTTCTACCTTGAGATTCTGCATCAGATATTACCTTACGTTCACGCTCTTTGAGCGTCATATCTTGTTCTTCTTTAGGCAAAATTGAACGTTCACCCTCAAAAGAGTACATTTGGAGGCTTAATGTCTTCTCACGAAAGGCCCAACCTTCTTTGAGTGCTTGTTCAGAGATATTGGGTTCCCTTGATCTCTTATCTATGCAGTATTCCTCAAAGGTTGCATCGTGTGGCAACATTGCCATAGGAACTATATAGCTCCGCTAGGTTGTTTAGCAGAAGGTTCTACCCTGCCACCAAGACCATGCTGATTCTTAGGTGTTACACGAGGTGTTTTGTGATTTCCGCCCTCACCAACGCCTGAGCCAGAAGCTTCAGCGTTTTTGTGGGCTGATTGACCAGCGCCTCGTCCACTCGCAGGGCGAGCAGGACCATTGTATAGCATGGAAGTGTTGCCAAGACGAGGCTTTGCACCAGCTCCTACTTCATTGTATTTGGCATTAACCGCCATTGGATCTCCTTAAATTAAATATCCTAGTTATTAGATTACGCTGTCCCACGTCCTAAATGCTTTCCTATAACGTTATCACCAAATTCAGAGTATTTAGGTATTTGACGCAGCCACCAATCAAAAGTAAACGTATCATCAACCTTTTCTACATATTCAGGCACAAATGCGTACTTACGCATTTGATTTGCTAGCGCTAACGCCATCACACGGTCATCATAAGGAGAGCCAGACATTTGACCCCTGTCATTTCGTGTATATGTCCTCAATTCAGCAATCGTGTTCTTGTCATACAGCTTTAACTCGTAGTTTTTAAGAGCCATACCTAAATCATCAATCATTAACGGCTTAGATGTACGTGTAGTTTTCCACCCATACTCTTGAGTAACTCTTTGATCAACTTGATTCATTGTTCTTTTCCTAAACAAATTAGGATAACCAAGCTGTCTAAGCTGAGTAATAGTCGTAAGACCATGATTGTTTGCTTCAACACAACACAAAGCATCGCTATACCACAACCCAATCTTCAAAACCTCATGCGCTAATTCATCTGGCGGTATGCGCCCATGCCATATCGCCACTTGCTCCCCTGTGCGCACATCCAAAACCTGCACACACGAGTAATCACCATGCCCTAAGCCCTCAGCAGTATCCACTCCTAAAACGTACCCACTAAAGTTTTTTGGTTTTTCCCAAACAGTTAACATCTGAACTCCACAACTCTCGGATACGGCTCATGCAAATGGCCTTCTCGGCCAGCTCTAACATGGTGCTCAATAGATTCCAAAGCGTCAAGATCAAATACAGGGTTACCAGAGCGAACGAATGCCTCTTCAGGGGAAGTTGGGTATTCCTGTGCGAGTTGCCAAGGCAACATAGCGTCTTTTTTACCTTCATACCATGAATCATCTCTATCCTCAGATGCAGACCAAGGAAAAAACATAGGATCAAAGTTGTTATTGCCAGTTACCGCACCTGTCCACAGGTTGTGGAAGAAATTACCCGAACCGTTTGCTGTAGAAAGTCCAATAATACGACCCCCCACATCAGCAACAGGCTCAATAGAGGCCCAAGCCTCCTCTGGGTTAGGTAAAAACGCCCATTCATCCACAACAATAAGTGTTGCAGACTCTCCACGAGCAGGATCAGAAGCGGAAGGCATACTAGTAATCTGCGAACCGTTAGAAAACCCCATCCTTTGCTGGTGCTCAACTTCCGATTTAGGACCACGTTCAACCATCCACTTTGGCAAATGCTTAAATCCATACTTAGTTTTCCTTAACAACAAGACCGCTTCACGTTCAGTACGTGAAAGGTCAATAATATTTTGGTCATCATGGAAAAATGCCAACCAGAACTGATGAGCAGCTACTAACGTAGTCCAACCTATCTGCCTAGCTTTGAGTGTTAGCGAGTATCTTTCATCTCGCCATCTGTTAAGAGCTTCTTTCTGAGCCTCACGTAATCCAAAAAGTATGCGACCATGAGCAGGGTGAGCAATACTCCAATAGTTTTGAAGAAAATACTCCTCGCTCTTGACACAGTTCCTCCACTCGGCTTCTTGCCGAAGCTCCGTAATACGAGCCACTAGTAACCTCTAGCTCGCCCCATACCTTTAGACTTGCTTTTGCTTTTGGACTTCTTCCTAGCTTTAGAAGACTTACTCTTCATACCGCTATATCCACCTTTACCTTTAGGCATTTTCCACCAACCTTAATGTTCCAATCGTAGCCTCAAGCGCATCAGCCAACTCATTATCAGACATAGAAGCTACATCACGATCCTCAGTTACGGCCACTTTCCGCTTAGGCGTAAATTTATCAATATACTGTAAGTAAAGGCTTGCAGCCTTTACATCACCATCGGCAGCACGCTGCCAAAGAGCATCTATGACGCTCTGAACCCTTTCAGGGTTTATGTTGAGTTCGGCTGCACGCCGATCCCATTCTTTAATGAACCTAGGGTCTTTCTTAATTCGTCTTACAGAGTCCTCGTGTAGGTCGTTTTGTCTCGCCCACTCACGTTGTGTGTAAGGCTCTCTTTCTGGACCTTGTAAAAGCCAGTCTAATAGTCTTAGCCAGTGGTCTGGCATAACCTTTAGGCCTGTCTCAGGATCTGTTTTCCAATTATTCTTTCCCATAGTTTCTCCTACCTTGTTAGCGTAATTGTCCCATTCGTTCTTTACAAGTAATCTCATAAAATACTGGGACACTTTGCACTAATAGGTACTAAGTACTTAGAACAAAATTTCGTTTCTCCCAAGAAAAAGAAATTTTGGTACTGAGTCATCTTATATCGCTAACAGCACTTTGTGATAGCCAGAGCTTCTAAAAACCAAACGCAACGGATATGGATTAATAATTATTATAGGAAACGAAGTGGTGGGGGGCCGTAGGGGGGGCCAACCCAGTCCCTGTGCATAATGCGCACCGACTGGTCAGTCTTCTCACGCCAATTCCTTCGCACAAGAAGAAAACTAGTCCTGACCTGCTGTTTTGTCTCCTCCAGTTCACACAGTTTGGTAGGCATAATGCGCAGGAAACCGTACAACTGGAGAGAGCTGAACCCGATCTGGTCTGGCCAAAACTATGCTACAACAAAGTTGTAGTAAAAAGTACCTGAGGAACGAAGGTACTTTTTCCTTCCCAACAACGAAAGGAGATTCGGCGATGAACGAATCACTCTTAATCACACTCAAAACAATATGCAAGGAAATCCCACATTGTTGGAGAACTTGGAAAGCTGGCTGGAAAGCCGATGCTTGGATTGACCTACGGTCTGAGATCAGCTACAACTTCCACCATTGGTGGTTCTCCAAAAGGACAACCTCTCGGTTTGCTTGGTTCTTTAATGCGCTGTCCAGAGAAGACCTCTCTGGATACACGGAACCAAGTCTTGAAGACTGCGTTACAGCTCTGGAGAGCTGTATTGAAGGCCGAGAATGGAGAAATGAGATGGGATACTGATCCCTTGGAAGGTGTGCATGGTGATAATATCACTGTGCGCACCTTTTTTGTGTCCTGTGACCTGTATGCGTATCACCTTGTAAAGGTGGAGAAAAGGGTCGCTAACAGGACGAGAACAAAACTATGCTACTACGTTAAGTAGTAGTAAATTACCCCTTCTGTAATTGAAGGGGATAATTTCCTCACACAACAACGACTGGGAGGTCGGCAAATGACAACACAAATCACAATCAGCAAAGCTGAAGCAAAAGCAATCCTTGGATTGGCCTCAAAAATCAGCAGGGCAGAAGGCCTGAAGGAAGATGCACCTGCGGTTAAGCCAAAGGCTTCTAAGGCCAAGAGTCCTAAGATGTCGGCAGATCGTGCTGAGAACCTTAAAAGGTTGGCCGAGGCCAAGGCTAAGTCATCTAAGAAACCACGTGTTGAGGCTAAGCCTCGTGTAGTTTCTAAGTCGGCTAAAGGCCATGCTAAGTCGGTGCTTAATCGTAAGATTAATGGCCACAAAAGTGCCTCAACGTTAGCGTTGAGTCGTGGTGAGAGAGAAGTAGCCGTTGAGCATCTCCAATCTGCGCTGGACTTATGTCCTGCAGAGTGGAGTAGCGTGATGGATTCTATCCACCGAAGGCTAGTTAAGCTAGCTTAAAGTTGGGGCTGATACGCTTGCATCATCATCGTGGTGTAGGCGTATCGGCTCTTTGGATTAATTCGGGTTATAGTTTATTAACTTGAATTAATGAAAGTTAATAAACATATAGATGACTGGGAGGTCAGAACATGGAATTTGTAAACCCACTAACAGGAGCGCCAGAGTCATTCGGTTGGTCCGAAGAACCAGCAGTTCCTGCTGAAAATACATTGCCAAAGTTCTACACGATCACAGATGATCCTGAGATGCGTGTTCGCTGGGCAAATTGGAAGAACCCAGCCCTTTTCTCTCCAGAGAAATACACGCTTGGCGAGTATGAGCTACTCCAAGCTATTGGCATGGACCCAAGGAGAACCTTGGACTATGACGATGCGTTTGAAATGGGTAGTCAAGCTCTAAATATGGTCTTCTGTGAAGGTCAGGGAGTGTGGCTAGAAGATGGCTTTCAGGTAACTGAAGACTATTGGGTTGATGAGTTCCGATACCTGTATGAAACTAGCGTGGATTCCGATTGGGAACATGACGGTTTTGAGTACGTTATATCCGAGGAAGATTTCCTCGGAGCTTAATTAGACTGGGAGGTCTACACACATGTTTACTTTCACTGTAACCCTTGGGTTAGAAGATGATTTTGGTGGCGAATACAATGGCGATTGGATTGGACGGTACGTCCAGTCTAGTGAACACGCTAGGCGCTTTTTCAGCGTATTTACCATTGCAAATGGTATGGGTATTGATACCGAAACCGACAAGCAAGAACCTGTCCTTGTGATACAAGGGTCTTGTGAGTCTAGGGAGCTGTTAGACGATACACACACATACTTTCGGAGCGTTGCTGAAAGCATGCGCCAAAGAGGGTTTGGTTGGTTTGAGTCGGAGATCAATAGCTACGCTTACACGGACTACGGCCAAGAGGTTATGGAACATAACTGGGAAGCCGAGTTGATATAAACACCTTAGTGGTTTACCCCTCTTTATTGAGGGGATAAACCTCTTAGCCAGATTGGAGAAACAATGAGCATCAGATTTAATGCAAAGGGCGAGATTATCGTCCCATTCCATAGGGTTGGGCATGATCGCCCAGACCTCGCCTCCCTGTTGGAGGCTGTTAAACAACTACCTCCGAAGGAGAAAAAATAATGTATTTAAAACAACACCCTAACAGGAAGATCATACGTGTCTGTTTACAGCATGATGGTCATGGTCGTTACTACGGTGTAGTACTGGTTAAATGGGCCAACATTGACCCAGAAGAATATGTCGTGTGGAGCTGTGGCTCCGATGATCACGAAATGGCCTTAGACACGGCTCATGGCTCATATGTCATAGGGCGTGATGAAGCTGAGAAAGTGTTTGCTCGTAGAGCATTCACTCATGGAATAGGAGCAAAAGTAGATGCCTGAAATACCATTAAGCGAATATGCAAACTTGGTCCATTGCGCTGTTCAAGAGATTGAACAGACAGGAGCAGAGTCTCCCATGTGCAGTTTTGAGCGCATCTATGAGCTATTAGAAACGATAAGAGAGGGGCTAAGTGATGCCTAGCGGAACTATTAACGGTGTAACCGTTGCCGTAGGACACGGCGACTTGATCGCATTTCT